CGACCGCGCTAACCACGCAGGCCGACCCGATCCTGTCCAATTTCAAGAACTTCCTCTTCCTCGTCTGGAAGCAGTTCCTCGACGGCAAGCTGCCGACCCCAGTTCAGTACGACATCGCAGACTTCCTACAGCATGGCCCCAAGCGCTCCGTCATCGAAGCCTTTCGTGGGGTAGGGAAGTCTTGGGTCACCTCGGCCTTCGTGGTCTGGTGCCTGCTCCGCAATCCCAACCTCAACATCCTCGTCATCTCCGCGTCGAAGAACCGATCGGACGACTTCTCGATCTTCACGATGCGTATCATCCTTGAGATGCCGATGTGCGCCCACCTGATTCCGGGCCCAGATCAGCGCTCGTCCATGATCGCCTTTGACGTCGGGCCAGCTACCGCATCGCATGCACCGTCAGTCAAGTCGCTCGGCATCAACTCGCAGATCGCTGGTTCCCGTGCTGACATCCTGATCGCCGACGACATCGAAGTCCCGAACAACTCCGACACCCAGATCAAGCGCGACTTGCTGGGCGAGAAGGTCAAGGAGTTCGACGCCGTCCTCAAACCTGGGGGCCGCATCATCTACCTCGGGACACCGCAGTCAGAACAGTCGCTCTACAACGTCCTGCCCGAGCGTGGCTATATCCTCCGCGTCTGGCCTGCCAGGTATCCCACTGAGGCGCAGCTCTCCAAGTATGGTCCGCGTCTAGCACCCATGATCACCAAGGCCCTCAGCGCCGCTGCTGATGCCGGTGACGACATCTCTGGTAAGTCTACGGACCCCCAGCGCTTCTCCGACACCGACCTCGGTGAACGAGAGTTGTCCTATGGTCGCTCTGGCTTCGCCTTGCAGTTCATGCTCGACACCAGCCTGTCTGACCAAGACAAGTTCCCGCTGAAGCTCTCCGACCTGATCGTCATGCCGATGGATATCAATCGTGCCCCCAAGGCTCTCTCGTGGGCCTCTGGTAAGGATCAGCGCATTGACCACCTTCAGGCTGTCGGTCTCCCCGGAGACGGCTACCACCGGCCAATGTGGTGGGATAAGGAAAGCCTGCCGTACGAAGGCTCGGTCATGTTCGTGGACCCCTCGGGTCGCGGTGGTGACGAGACCGTCTGGGCTGTCGTCAAGCACCTTCACGGCAACCTGTTCCTCACGGCAATGGGCACTGCCCGAAACAAGGGCTACGACAAGTCTGTCCTCCAAGACATCCTGAGATGCGCTGCCAAGCAGAAGGTCAACAAGATCATCGTCGAGCCCAACTTCGGCGACGGCATGTTCGCCCAGCTCCTCCGCAATGAAGCGATGTCCACCTACCGGTGCGAGATCGAGGACAGCGAATGGGCCAAGAACCAGAAGGAGGTCCGCATCATCGACACCCTCGAACCCATCATGAACCAACACCGGTTGATCGTGGATGAGGCTGTCATTGAATGGGACTACACGTCCACGGAGGGCTACGCTCGCGAGGAACAGACGTACATGCGTCTCATGTATCAGCTAACTCGGCTTACCGCTCAGCGGGGCTCTCTGGCCAAGGATGACCGTGTCGATGCTCTTGCTGGGGCTGTCGCCTATTGGGTCGAGTTTCTCTCTCGGAACGATCGCACCTCTGCTGTCCAGATGAAGGAGGATGCCCTCCAAGCCGAGCTGGACAAGTTCCTTGACGTCTTCGGTGACGGGGCTCAGGGCTCTGCCCTTCGCTTCTTCTAACGCTACCATGGGGACCTCAGTACCACTGGGGTTCCCCCTCTGTTGAATAGGTACTCCCCTAGCACGGGTCCCCCTATGTCCCCTAAGGTTACCTATGGTCAACCATGGTCTTACCTAAGTAGGCATAGGCCACCATGGTCCCACCCGAGGAGACCCAGGTCATACCCGGTAGCCATGGGTTAAAGGGGCCACCCCCATCAGGGGACCCCCACCAAGGTAAGCTTAAGGCTGAACGTTAGGGAAGAGCTGGTGACCGATGGCAACCAAAGCCACCGCACCGAACACCAGATAAGGGCCGGTGTAATTACCTTCGCGGAAACCCTTGACAACTATGTAAACCAGTAGGGCAACCACAGCCAAGCCGCAGGCGATGCCGAGCAGCGAGACGAATACGACGAATGGGTTCATTAGCTTCTCCTTGGTGAGCTGAGGTAGACCATGGTGGACCGAGGTGTCCAGATGTTTTCACCACAAATTTATCAGGTGGCATCATATAGATAGCCCGCGCCGTGGACCCCCCGTGCCCCCCTTCGATCGGCTGGCGGCTGGCCCGATTCGTCCCATTCTCCCATCGTTTTGCCCATTCGAGGCAGATTATCCAATGAAATCAATGGCCAACACCAGATGCAACATCTGTTACCAAGCGCTATCTGTGGTTTGCGAGGGTAGAATGGTCGTGTCCAATTGAATTGTTTGCATGCGTTCATCTCGATATCGATGTATGCGATAACAAAGAGCACACGACACCATAGCACACCATAGCATGACGCACGACACCATAGTCCACGATAGTCTACCGTGGTAATCATTGGCGTTCTATAGCTTTGCGTCCAAGTGAATTGCATGCAACTTATTCGTTGCTGAGGTACGCGATAGTTGCCTCCGGTCGGCGATGGTTCCCGATGGGCCTTACATGCGTGTGCTCTATACCGCGCGTAACATGCACAGCGTTCTTGATCCTGTTTTAAGGCCGATCTTAGGCCGATAGCGCTGCAAATCAGTGCCTTTACCTCTCCTAAGTTGTTGATCGGACTCAATATTCTTCGCTATTCCAACCATTGAAACAGGCCAAATATCGCACTTGTGAAGCTATTTCTGTCTTGTGGGTTTGAAGAAATAGATGAGTAAATTCAATCGGTTGCATGATTTATCCTCCCATCATGAAAATAGATGTTTTCACTGTCGCGGTTAATCCGTACATTCAAATCACACCAAACGAAGCGCTTCGGCGGGACGGGGTGGCGGGGAGCTTCCTCCTCACTGGTACTAAGCAGCGGCTACGGTCACTGGGTTCTTTGACAATCTCATAATCACCGGACGTCATCTAGTCCCGCTTCAATAGATGAGCGCCAACCGTAAGGCTGGCAGTTAAGGAAACCGAGACTAAAGGCCGCGAACGCCAATCGGAACCACCAAACTACCTAAGGTATGACCTTAGCTAGAGACCACAGCCTTCGGGTTGTGTGTCACTTGCCAATGTCATCAACCGGGGACAACCGATGTTCAACATTACAACTCGCAGGGTTGGCGGTCTCCGCTTCCTGAAGATTGGCCGCTTCACACTAATGTTCTGCCTCTCGAAGGAGTACAGGCCACTATGACCGGCGCATACTTCGCAGCATTTGTAACTCTTCCGGTCGTCATAAAGGCGGCTGGCCAATACCTCACTCGTTCAGGTGAGACGGTGACAATTGAGACTGTATCCAATCGCCACGACTTCGGCTGTAAGGGGCGCTACTCTGACGGGACTTCCGAGGGCTGGCACCGCAGTGGCCGCCTATTCAAAGGATTTACCAGCGCTAACGATATTGTCGCTGAGGTGACCGCATGACGGACGCTCTGGTCACGGTCGCTTCAATCCTTGTCTTCCTTCAATTCAACCACGGTCACCAGCGTTGACCATAGAGGCTCGAGCCACTCGCTCGGGCTCACTATGTCCAACCGGTTGCACTATCGCAACCATTGCACAAATGGGGATAACCATGTTCAAGAGCAACACAATCCGCTCTGGCAACAACGCCAAGACAATCAAAGGTGACGGTGAGTATGAAACCGCCATCATGTACCTTGCGCCGTATACTCTGGCAGGTTCCAATGTCTGCCCGATGGCTGAACAAGCCGCTTGCATCACCGGTTGCCTGAACAAGGCCGGTCTGGGCGGTGTCTACTCCTCAATCCAGACCTCTCGCATCAATAAGACCAAGCGCTACTTGGCTAACCGTGCGGAGTTCATGGCTGAGCTTGTCCGCGACATTGAAGCCTTTGTTCGCTACTGCCACCGCAAGGGCGTCAAGCCTGCGATACGCCTCAACGGCACCAGCGACATTCAATGGGAGGTCGCGCATCCTGTCGAAATCCCGTGGGTCTCGAACAACCTCAACGCTGCCGGTCAGCATGTCGAGGAATGGGGTTCTGACCGCTACGCCTCGATCTTTGAGGCTTTCCCATCGGTTCAGTTCTACGACTACACCAAGGTGTACAAGCGCGTCTATCGCAACCTGCCGAAGAACTATCGGTTGGTTTTGAGCTACTCGGGTGCCAATCCGGCTTATGCGGCGGCAGTCATCAAGGCGGCATGTGAGACCGGCGCTAACATGGCAGTCGTCTACCGTGACAAGGAAATCCGCGACAACATGCTCTACAGCGGTGATGCCTTCGGTGACGCCTCAAATGGTGTCGTCTCAACCACACGCATTATCCGCCCAGTCATCGACGGTGACAGCGACGACATGCGCTTCCTTGATCCAACCGGCGTGATCGTCGGGCTCTATGCCAAGGGGCCAGCCAAGCGCGACACCTCTGGCTTTGTCGTGGGCTAATGCCTGCAGTATTGCAACTATCGCATCAAGAGAACCACCATGCAGGTTTATCGCATCGAACATCGATCTGGGGGAGGGGCCTTTGATTATGGCCTCGCCCACGATCACGACGACAACAAGCACCGTCGCTATGGCCGGTCGGCCTACGACCATCCGGGCCCGACATCAGAATACGGGACGCCGCTCTGCAATCTCTTCCGTGGCTATGACGATGAGGGCAACCGGTTGTTGGTGGATAGCCACGACTTCTACTTCGCCTGTCGGAGCAAGAAGCAGCTCCGCTCTTGGTTTGGGAGCAAGCCGGGATGCAGGGCGATGGCAAAATCGGGTGGCCTGATGGTCACCTACGAAGTCCCAGACGAACACGTCTTCATGGGCAAGACGCAACTCGCTTTCAACGGAACCAAGGCAACCAAGGTCTCTTCGGTGCCTGCAGATCAATGGTGAAACCATGGACAACCAGACGCTTTTCAACTGCTGCTCCAACTACGCTGAGCCCGACTGGTCGCAGTTCAACTGGCTCGAACTGGGCGGATGCGTAGACGTCTCGGACCCCTACGAAGACGCGACCTGTATCGAGGGCGGCTACGGGGCCGATGAGGCTGAGTTTTTCACGGTCTACGGCCACCTGAAAGGGGGCGGCTGCGAGGCAATCACCGACTGCGAGACGTTCGCCGAGGCTGAGGTGGTCGCAAGATACCTGTCGAGCCTGTCGGGCCTGATCCTAACCATCAACTGCTGAGGGCAACCAATGAGCACCTACGTCATCGAAAAGCTCGCTCCGGGTCGCTGGGAGCTTCGCCACAATCAGCCGGGGTGGATCGGTACTCACCTCGGTTTCTACACGAAACGCACGGCAGCCGTGACCACCGCAAGGGTCCTCGCTGGCCGAACAGGGAAGGTCCTCGTCCAGTGAGAAACATTCTCATCAAGAGCAACAACCGCACGTTCTTCTGCAACCCAGAGACTGGCGTGAATATCGGAGGGACACGCTACGGCACCCATGTGATCGCTCGGTTCGATCTGGAGGAGTTCAAAGCGGCCCACGGTAACGCGCTGCCTGCCGAGATCGACATCATCGACGTTGGCTACTGGTACCACCTCCCAACCGATGGACCAATGCATTGGCCGCTCTATGAGCCGCCGGTCTGGCACACGAGAGAGGCAGCAGCCGCATGAACGCGCTCTGGCTCCTCCCAATCGCAATCGCTTTCATCCTCTGGCTTCAAGTAAAGGCAATCACAACCAATGATTAACATCCTCATCCTCTGGTTCGTCTGGCACGTCTTCGCGCCGGTCCTGTTCATGGCCATCGTGATTTCCATCCTCTTCATGGGCTGGCTTGTCTACCGGTATCGGGCCAAGCGCCGCTGGAAGCGCCAGAGTGGCGTCAAGTGATCACCGCGTTCCTCGCCCTCATCCAGTTTCTGATCGTCGCCGGGGTCGTCACGGCCTCCGCGCTGATCTTCACCATCATCCTCATGATTGTAAGGGACAAAAAGTCGTGCATCTGAACCATCCCAAGCTCGTCGCTGCCCGTAAGGCTGCCGTCGCCCACCTCGCCAACGTTCGCATCCCTTCACCGGCTGCGGCGATGGTGCGTAACAGTGCGTACCACATCACCGGGGCTGCGGCTCTCGGCGTTCGCTTCAACTGATCTCTCGACAACAAAGGAAAACTGACATGAACCTCAAGAACCTCCTCGGTAAGACCGTCTTCATCAACTACGAAAACATCAGCGGTATCGTCGTTGATGTAGGTAGCGACGACGTAACCATCCTTCGTCTCGACGGTAAGGGCTGGGCCGAAGCCTCAAGCGAGGACTTCACCGGATCGGCCAGAGCATTGGGCCTTAAGCTGCCGACAAATCCCACGTTCTGGTGGGTCGATGCCACCCAGATCGTCGGCGTGATCACCCCTCTGTCCGAAATCGTCCAGGCTGAACCCGCACAATCGGCCATCCCCACGACACCGATCGAACCCACGGCACCGATGACCTCTCAGGTTCTCCAGATGCTGCGCAAGAAGGGCGATGTGACCTCGATCGAGGCTCAGGGTGTTCTGCGGTGCCGGTCGTTGTCCAAGCGAATCACGGAGTTGAAGCGCCTCGGCCATAAGATCAACCGGACGCTTCATGAGGATCACACCGGTCAGCGTTACGCTCGGTATATTTTGGCCGCCTGATATGGGGAGGGGCGTTAAAATTACAACATGTGATTCTATCTGTGATGGTAATGAAATTTCGTTATAGACAGCATTAACTTTTGTTAATAATTGATCGCCAAGCCGGGGCTGGGGTATAGCGTACCTTCGTCTTGGTGATCCAACGTCCCCCACGAAAAAGACAATAAAATCAACCCCAAATTCCACGAGGAATAACGCATCGTGTATGCAACTGCCCCAGAGTATTTCCAGAGCATCAATCCGGAAGCGGCGGACCTGATGCCCGACTACAACGAAGACACCCTATGGCTTGTAGAGCAGTCTGAAGCTCGCGGCCTTCGCGTAATCTGTCCAGCCGAAGGGGGAGAAATTCTCTTTGCGGTTGAACTGTTGCACGAACGGTTTAATTAGCCTCTTGCAATTATCTCGACATTGAGGAAGATTGCGCCTGTGAAAGTATAACAAATCAACCGACTAAAGGTGGATACACACAGCTATGACCAGAGAAGAACAGATTAAGACCGCCAAGGTGGCCCGCAAGGTCGCATCATTCATCGAAGAGTTCAGGAAGCTGAACGCCGAGATGCAGGCACAGCAGATGGCGATCTTCCTCGCCGCCGCAGCAAAACCTGAGAGCACAATAACGGACCTCGCGAACGTAACCGGTCACTCGACTGGCTCGGTCTCGCGGAACGTCGCTGCTCTCAGTGAATATCACCGTAAGGGCATGCCGGGCCTGAATATCCTCGTCAGCAAGGAGGACATCATGGACCGCAGGAATAAGCGCGTAACACTGACACCAAAGGGTGTGCGGGTGATGGCAGCATTGGAGGCATTGCTTGATTGAAGCTAGAGGAAACAGTTTTCGCGCCAAATTCATGGTGCAAGGGCAGAGCTACGTGGCGTCCTTCGAGACCCGCGATGCTGCCGAGGATTGGGAGACGGACCAGAGGCGGCGCATCAAGCGCGGCCTTACCGTCGAGAAGCCGGTCGGGATGATCGGTGGCGGTGACGTCGGGACGGTCGGGAACACCGTCAAGCGCGTCATCAAGGACTACTGGGAACCAATGCGGGGAGGGAAGGGGCAGATCGCCAACGCCAATTACTTCCTCAAGTGGGTTGGACCGGCAACGCCGACCAAGGACGCTTTCTCCGAGGAGACCCTGACCGAGTTCAGGTTCCACCTCATCGACGATCGGGAGATCGCTCCGACCACGCAGAACCGCTACATGTCGATGCTGCGCACGGTCGCCGATAAGGCAAAGATCAAGCTCGACTTCACGCTGCCGCATGACGCGGCTGCCGAGGGCCGGAACGGTCGGACACGGTTCTTCACCAAGGCCGAGTTCGAAACCATCGTCGACTGGATGACCAAGAACGGCTTCCACCGGCAGCGGGACTTTTTCATCTTCCTCTGCCATACCGGGGCTCGACCTTGGTCTGAGGGTGAGACGCTGAAGTGGGCCAACGTCAACGATGGGCGCGTGTCGTTCCTCCTGACGAAGACCGGCAAGCCTCGCACGGTTCCTCTGTCGCCTCGGGCGCTGGAGGCCGTCAACAACCAACGGGCACTCGGGCAGAACGGGCCATGGACTGGTCTCCGCTGCCGCACCATGGTTGACTTCTGGAAAGTCGTGAAGGCGGCTCTCCCTGGCCTCGACGATACGGTCATGTACACTTGCCGACATACCTGCGCATCGTGGCAGGCTCAGGAGGGCGTTCCCCTCTACCACATCGGTCAGTTCCTCGGGCACACGAACCCGCTGACGACCCAACGGTATGCCAAGCTGGCACCTGATCACCTTCAGGCCAACATGGTGGCTTTCCAGTAAAGCCTTGACTGCCAAGGGCTGCGGCGGTACACGCCCGACACTTGGTGTTCCACACAAGATTTGCTTAGGTCCGAAAGACCGGTCAGGTGTGGGAAAATGGGTGGGAGAATTTCTCCCATGGGATAAAATCGGCTCAGCGGCTGTGATGGAATTGGTAGACATGCTGGATTTAGGTTCCAGTGCCTTTTCAAGGGCTTAGGAGTTCGAGTCTCCTCAGCCGCACCAGCCAGGATTTTCCCATGGACCAGATTTAGGTTCCCACCCGCAACCTTCTCGATAGTGCAAACATCTCACAAAGCGAAATAATTACAGCCCACTAGCGCAGGTCCTCCATGGGAAAATGGATACTTGCAATAGTGCAACAGATTTGTGGGAAAATCCCCAATGGGAAAAAAGGATGGGAAAATATGAAGAAACTTGCCTCAGCAGTAGCAATTCTGGCCGTTCTCGCAGCCCCGGCTCACGCTGGTTTCAGGGGTGGCGGCGGTGGCTTTCGTTCGAGTGGCTTCCGGTCTTCGGGCAGCTTCAGCCGCTCCTACTCTCGTCCCAGTTCCAGCTATTCCAGCCGCAATACGACCGTCATCCAGAACCACAACTACGGTGGCGGTGGGATGGGTTCGAGCGGGTTCCTGTGGGGATACCTGCTGGGGAACTCAGGATCACACGCGCAGGCACCGGCGGCACCTACTGTCGTTGTCGTGCCACAAGGGGGTGCAACTGCGCCTGCCATTTCTCCGAACGTCTCCACTGTTGCACCTATTGCACCAACGCCAGCACCGGTCATCGAGCAGGAACCTGAGGACGGCGGCATCGGGCTCTTCGGTTCGTTCCTGATCGCCATCGGTCTCGGCGGTCTCGTTTGGTGGCTCATCCGCCGCTCGAGCAATCGGAAGGGGGCCTTCGCATGAGGCCTCATCTTTTAGCAGCAGGGTTAATCATCCTCTGGTTCGCGCTACTCGCCGGTGCCCTTGCCAGTCAGACCTTCGCGGCAATTCTCGGCCTGTGCTTCGGGGTGGGCTTGGTTGGGGGCGTGATCGCGCTGGTCTACCTCATGCTTCTCTCGGTCTTCCGAGGTTCCCACTATGGCTAACGCCCATTGCCGCATCCGCAGCTTCACACTGAAGAAGTCTCAGCCGTCCTATCGGGTCCACATCGGCATCGCATGGCCGGGGTCCGCAGTCCGTGACTTCTTCAAATTCAGCTCAGACAAGCCTGTCCGTTACGAGCGGATCAGCGTCTTGCAGTTCGCAAGGGAAACACGATGAAAGTTAAGTGCATAGACAGCGGGGGGAGCGCCTCCCTCACCACCGGAAATGTCTACGAGGTCAAGGGTGCCGATCGGAACAAGATTACCATCGTGAACGACAAGGGTAAGCAGATGGCTTACTTCTCACGTCGGTTCACACCTGTCCGCGATGAACCCCAGGCCGACCAGTGGGACGCCTCTCGTGGACCGAAGATGGCCAGCCCTGCCGGTAAGGCGATATTCAAGTACCAGATGCCGGTCCTTGAGCAGTTCGAAATGAAGCTGCCGAAGGATTCCTCGATCATCCGCATGGAAGACCAAGGCGGCATGTTCTGGCTCTGGGCCGTGGTCGATACCAAAGCCCCTGATGAGACCCGCAAGTTCCGAGCGTTCAAGACCGGAGCTTCCATCCCCGACAACTTCCACGGCCCGTACGTCGGCTTCTGCAAGATACATGTGCAGCAGGAGCTGGGTCTTTACATCTTCGAGGACACGGCACGATGACCAAACTCACCCCAGCAATCTATGGTGCAGCCCCGGTGGACTTGGGCCGCTTCGATCTCGACACGTCCGAGATGATGTTCTGGCTGTATCTCCCGATCAAGGTGCCGGGACAGTTCCAGCCGACCGTCCCTCCGCAGCTTGCTAACCACATGCCGATCGTTCAGGCTGTCTTTCAAGACCTAAGCTATGAACGCTGGGTCGCCAGCTACGTTTACCTCTCGGTCAAGATCACCCACGTCACCCCGGACGCCCCCGGCAATCGCCCTGGCTGGCACAGCGATGGCTTCCTGACGGACGACCTGAATTACATCTGGGCCGATCGGAACCCGACAGAGTTCTTCGTGACGGACAGGCCGTTCAAGGTATCCGAGGATCATGCCGAAAGCCTCGTTGATCTGGAGACCATCGCCGACAGCCCGTGGAAGAAGTTCAACGACCGCACTGAACACGCCAAGGTGAACCACCTGTACCGTCTCGACCAGACGAACATCCATCGGGTGTCGGTCAACGTCGAAAGCGGCAAGCGGGCCTTCATCAAGGTCTCGGTCTCCGACAAGCCGTACGCCCAGATCGGCAACTCGATCAACCATGAACTGCCTTGGCATCCGCTGCCTACGCTGGTGCGGCAGGCTGAACGCAACTGCCCACAAGGGATGGCTGCTTGATCGACGCCTTCGTCCACTCACCGGAGATACTGGTCGTGCAACAGCGCGGCCCACACCGGCTCACCAAGCATCCACGGCATGACGATTACTCCGTCTGGTACGGCAACACGATCATTGCGCAGGGTGGCCCAGCCATGACCGAGCGCATCTTTAAGGAACGCAGTGACACCATACGAACGCCAAATCCAACTTGAGATAACCATGGCGGGCCTCGGCACAGAGAGGTTCCGCGTTCAGTACGACAAGAACATCGCGCAGGATCGCGGCTCGCAGACTGACGGCGGCAGCGTTCTCGTGAAGAGGGCCATTCGTCCACTGGCGGGGGCTATCGAGGCCTTTGTCGACGGGGTCTACTCTGGTAAGCCGGGGCCGAAGGCGGTCGCGGCCAAGCTGATCAAGGGCATGAACTACAGCGCCGTGTCCCTGATCGTCACCCGCGTCATCCTCAATCGCTTGCTGTCGAAGAAGGCAGTCGGCTTCACCACACTGTCCCGCCTCGTGGCGTCAGCGCTGGAGGACGAGGCTCGCTTCAACAAGTTCGAGACCGAACACAGGGATCAGTTCCGGCTCGTCGAGGACCGGCTGAAGAAGGACGGGGCGACCGACGCCCACAAACGCACCGTGCTGGCCTATGCCATGGGTAAGTACGAGGTTCCGTGGGACCGCTGGTCTTCTACCGATCGACTGCACCTCGGCTTCAAGATGATCGAGCTGTTCGCGGATACCACCGCCCTGGCTGAGATCCTCACAGGTGCCGACAGCGCGGACAAGGATACCCGCGTTGACCAGTACGTCGTTCAGATCACCGAGAAGGCAGCCAAGTGGGTCGAGGCGGCAGCCCTGAAGGGCGAGGAGCTATCTCAGTTCTTCATGCCGACCGTCATCCACCCCAAGCCTTGGTCGGCCCTCTCTGGAGGCGGATACTTCTCCAACGCCATCCGGCCCCTGCCTCTGGTGAAGCGACCCCGGTCAGAGCATCGCAAGCTGCTCGAAAAGGCAGACCTGACGAGGGTCTACGCTGGCCTCAACGCCATCCAGAACACGGCATGGCAGATCAACCCACAAGTCCTCGAAGTCATGCGTGAGCTGATGGCTGTGGGCTCGGGTGAGGCGGGGCTGGTCAGTCTGGAAGACATCCCGCTACCGAACAAACCGCCAGACATCGACATCAACCCGGATGCTGCTAAGGCGTGGCGCTGGGCGGCGAGGGACGTCCACAACGAGAACTATGCGCTGAAGCTGGCCCGCAAGGGGCAGGGCGATCTCATGGACGTCGTCAAGCGGTTCGAGCATGAGCCGCACATCTACTTCCCGCACAACCTCGACTTCAGGGGACGTGCGTATCCTATCCCGGCACTTCTGCATCCGCAGGGGACCGACGTGGTCAAGGGGTTGCTTCGGTTCTCCGAAGGTCTTCCTCTCGGTGACGATGGTGAACGCTGGCTGGCCATTCACGGGGCGAACTGCTTCGGGGTGGACAAGGTCAGCTTCGACGAGCGGGTGGAATGGGTAGCTGACAACGAGATGCTGATCCGTGCGGTCTGCAATGATCCTCTCGGGTTCAAATGGTGGATGAAGGCCGACAGCCCTTGGTGCTTCCTCGCGTTCTGCTTCGAGTGGGGCAAGCGGGATCACCCTGACTTCGTGTCGCACATCCCTGTGGCGCTCGACGGCTCATGCAACGGACTGCAGCACTTCTCGGCAATGCTGAGGGACAGCGTCGGTGGCGTGGCGGTCAACCTCACGGACAGCGAGAAGCCGCAGGACATCTACCAGCGTGTTGCGGACGTTGCCATGGCGAAGCTCCGTCTAATTGCTTGCACTGATGCAGTAGTTGACGAAGCGCAAAAGGATGGCAAGCCAACGCCATTCGACAGGCAGCGCTGGGCGGAAGGCTGGGTCCACTTCGGGCTCAACCGGAAGATCACCAAGCGTCCTGTCATGGTGCTGCCATACGGTGGAACGCCTCGGTCCTGCCTCAAGTACGTCCAAGAGGCCGTGGCTGAGAGGATCAAGGACGGCCAGGATCACAACTTCGGCGAGGAGCTGGGGAAGGCAACAGGCTTCCTGAGCACCATCATCTGGGAAAGCATCGGCGATGTCGTCGTGGCTGCCCGTGATGCCATGGCTTGGCTGCAGAGTGTCGCTCGTGAACTATCCAAGGAGAACCGGCCCCTTGCATGGGAGACGCCCTCAGGGTTCGTCGCCTATCAGGACATCCGGGAGATCACCAGCCGTCAGATCAAGACCAAGCTGCACGGTGTGATGGTCAGGCCGAGGCTCCCCGAGGAGGGCGATAGGATCAACTCGTCCAAGCAGGCGACGTCGATCAGTCCAAACTTCGTCCACAGCCTAGACGCGGCGGCTCTGTTCCGCACCGTCATCGCACTGGCCTTACGGGGTGTCACCTCGTTTGCCATGATCCACGACAGCTATGGCACTCATGCCTGCAATGCGACCAAGCTGTCCAACCTGCTCCGCTACGAGTTCGTCGAGATGTACCGAGGGGATGTCCTGTCCGACTTCCTCAACATGCTCGACACCGAAGACAGCGAAATCAAACCGAGGCCACCCATGGGAACCCTCGATATCAAGGAGGTGCTGAGAGCCAAATATTTCTTCGCCTAAACGTCTTCACTGTTGCAACAATCGCAACTGTGGAGGAATAGGTACTCCCCTAGCTCATTTCGATTTCCAACGAAGGAACATACAATGACACATAAGGTTACACTAAGGTTTGGTGCGGCTCACAATAGTCTCACCGTAGGCGACATCAGCCTCGACCTGAACGGTCTCAGTAAGGATCAGAGATACGAAGCTCGCAAGGCTTTGATCGAGGGCCTCAAGACTGAGCGTTACTTCTCCCGTGACGCCATGATCCGCAACAAGGCCTTCCGCAAGGTGGCAGCTTGACAGATCCACTTTCCCTGTACGTGGACCTTCTTCTGATCGTCCTCCTCGTCTGGTTCCTCTTCACAAACAAGGACCCCCATGCCCCGGCTTAAACTCAACCGAGACAAAATCAACATGGCCAAGCCTCGCGAAGTGGCGGCGGCAGTCATGATGACGCTCAATGGCCTTCAGGATTTCACCCCTGAAATTCAGGTCATGGGCGCAGCGGCAGTGTTTCTCGAACTCGCAGAAGCTCTCGACATTCCTCCTCAGGAAGTCTTCGCCGCTACCAAGAACCTCATCAACGGACAGGACGGCAAACGTGCTGAGTTCACGGCCATCCAAGACTACATCCAAGGAGAAATGATTTGACAGACAAGACCCAGATCAAAGCCGGTGACATCGTTAAGTGCATCTCCAGCATCTCCCCCGGCAGCGCCTATTACGGTCGATTGACCAGAGGCGGGCTCTATACGGTCGTGCGGGTGGATAATAACATCGTCGGTGGTCCCCTCGTGGACGTCACCGGAGACAACGGTCGAAATGTGAACTGCTTCGCAAGCCGCTTCGTGCTGCACGTCAGTGCCGAAAGCATCCGTATGGTCCAGCCTTATGGCCTCAGGTCCCCGAAGTTGGCACCGTCGCTGATCGACAAGCAGCGTGAAGAACGCAAGGCCGCTGAAGCTGCCCACAAGGCCAAGGGTGTCGCCCGTGCTGCCGCCATGAAGGAACCGAAGTTCAGGACGCCGCTCCTGTTCACCGAGGTCTCCGAGGCCGACGTCTACGGTGCGATCGCCAAGATGCTGCAGTCCAAGGTCTACCTGGGTACTCTGCAGGTCGTCGGTATCGACAAGACCACCGAAGGCTTCAAGCTCACCTTGGGTGTACCAGCGTGAACCTTACACCTCCGATGGTACGAGCCATCATCCTGTGGAAACGAGGGCTGCCCATTCCGGTAGACCTCTTCATCCAGCTTCACAACGAGGGCCACAATATGCCCGCCCTCGAAGCGAAGTATCGCGCCTAATCCTCTTCACTATCGCAACAATCACACAAAGGAATACAAATGGCCGACAACAAGAAGCGCACTGAAGCCGTAAAGATCACCACGCCACGGGCACCGGCAGTCTTCCCGAAGCTCGACCCTGCAAACCCTGACTACGGTTCCGACCAGTACCCGATCGAAGGCGGTGCGTTCTCGGTTCAGGTTCGTCTGGTCCAGAGTGATCCGGCTGTCCAGGCACTGCTCGCCAAGATCGAGAAGGTGATGGAAGTCGCCGAGGCTGAAGCCGCTGAGAAGTTCGCAGCCCTCCCGGTTGCAACCCGCAAGAAGCTCGGTGAGCCGAAGCGTCAGGAATACTTCACGCAGGTCTACGACGAGGACGAGCAGGAAACCGGCGAGATCATCCTGAAGTTCAAGATGAAGCACTCGGGCACCACGGCCAAGGGCAAGGACTGGAAGCGTTACCCGACGCTGATCGACGCCAAGCTTCAGAAACTGAAGAAGGGCACGGCCATCTGGGGTGGCTCTGTGGTCCGCGTGTCCGGTGGCGCTCTGCCGTACTTCGTAGCAGGGCAGGGTACCTTCGGTGTCTCGCTCCAGCTTGAAGGCGTTCAGGTCATCGAGCTTGTGTCTGCCGGTGGCCGCTCGGCCAAGGACATGGGCTTCGACGAAGAGGAAGGCTACGAGGCCAACGACGGGTTCTCCGAAGAAGAGACCTCGGACGACACGGGCAGCGAAGGCACGGATGCCAAGGCACCGGCTGGCTCGGACGACTTCTAATCTTGGCACGCAAAATATCTCCGGCTCTGGCCGCGAAGCTCAAGGGCTTCCGGTCGGGGTTGGAAGACAAAGTGGCCTCTGAGCTGACCGCTGGTGGTCATGCGTTCGAATACGAAAAGATGAAGATCGAGTACGTCAAGCCTTCCCGCAAGGCTCGGTATACGCCCGATTTTCTACTCCTGTCTAACGGCATCATAGTAGAGACCAAGGGTCGCTTCGAATGTGATGACCGTCAGAAGCATATCCTGATCAAACAACAGCATCCCGAGTACGACATTCGGTTTGTGTTCAGCAACTCCCGCACAAAGATCAGTAAACAGTCCAAGACGACTTACGCCATCTGGTGTCAGTCGAACGGCTTTATTTACGCAGACAAGTCAATCCCAACATCATGGCTCCACGAGCCCCCGAAAGGTATCCAATGATCCAGAAGCTCATCGCCCTCATCGCCCGTCGTCCGACCATCGAAGTCGCCCTGGCATCGCTTGAGAAGACCCTCGGTCACCTCGACGCTGTCGTGGTCCACCAGAACAACAAAGCCGACAAGCATGCGCTTCTCATCGAGAAGACCAAGGCTGCCGAGGCTGATGCTCTGGCTGCTGCCGATCGTGCTCAGCGCGTGTCCGCTCGTCTGGCATCGCTTCTCTCGTAAGTGGCTCTGCAGATTTTCATCTGGGTGGTGATCCTCGGGTTCGCCACCATCTTTCCCCTCGCTGTTTTAAGGATGCCTGCATGAGCCGACCGATTTCCATGGACGAACTGAAGGAACACGCAAGGGAGCTTCCGGCTGCCAGCCGTGCCCGAGGTGAGGAGCATCACATGGTGCGCCGCCTGCACTATTCACCTGCCTACTACGCTTCCCACTCGCCGTATGACGACCTTCACCAATACAAGCTGACCTTCCGTGCTGTGCGCGGTTCCCTCGACGGGACCGTGGTTTGGTACTGGACCCATCAGGGCGTGATCGTGCGGGTGGACGTCTAGTCCTTGCAAGAAAGCGAGTTCGTCCGAAAGGAGCCGTGCCCGAAGTGCGGTTCCAAAGACAACCTTGGCAGATACTCAGATGGCCATGCCCACTGCTTCGGCTGCGGCTATCGAGAACGTGGAGACGGAACCATACAAGAGAATGACGAGGCAGCTCCACCTACGAGCAAGGCCAAGAACCTCCTACCAATAGGCGAGGCCAGCGACTGGTCCAGCCGAAAGATCGACCTTGAGAGCGCCGCCAAGTGGGGCTTCACTCGATCGGAGATGGGCGGCGAGGCCGTTCGCATCTTCAACTACCGCAACATCAACCAGCAGATCGTCGCTCAGAAGGTTCGTACCGCCAGCAAGGACTTCGTGTTCCTCGGCGATACAAAGAACGCTGGCCTCTACGGTATGCATCTGTGGCGCGATGGTGGTCGCAAGCTGATCATCACGGAAGGTGAGATCGACGCCATCTCCATCAGCAAGGCGCAGGGTCACAAGTGGCCTGTCGTGTCGCTGCCGACCGGTGCCAACGGTGCCAAGGGCGCGATCAAGAAGAACCTCGAATGGATCAACACCTTCGACGAGGTCATCCTCTGCTTCGACATGGACGAGCCTGGGCGGAACGCGGTTGACGAATGTGTCCAACTGTTCGAACCCGGCAAGTGCAAGACGGCCATCCTTCCTCGCAAGGACGCCAACGAAATGCTCATGCATGGTGAGGTCAAGGAGCTTATCGACTGCCTCTGGGGTGCCAAGGTCCTCCGACCGGACGGCATCGTGGACGGTAGCGATCTCTGGGACATCATGGAAGAGGACGACACGGAGGAGCAGGCCGACCTCCCGTGGACCAAGATCAACGAAATGACCTTGGGCTTCCGAACTGGTGAAGTGGTGACGCTCACCGCTGGCTCAGGCATGGGCAAGTCAGCCCTGATCCGAGAGACCGTGGACTACCTTCTCAGGACGACCACAGACAACCTCGGTATCCTCATGTTGGAGGAGCCGATCAAGCGGACAGCGCGGGGCCTCGTAGGCATTCGTTTGTCCAAACCTATCCACCTTGACAAAGATCTCGCTACTGCAGAGGAACGGAGGGCAGCCTATGAGGCGACGGTCGGCTCGGGTCGTGTATTTCTATACGATCATTTCGGTTCAACATCCTCTGACAACCTATTGGCTAAGATCAGGTATCTGGCCAAAGGGTGCGGTTGTAAGCGCATCTTCCTCGACCATCTCAGCATCGTTGTCAGTGGTCAGGAAGACGGCGACGAACGGCGCAACATCGACTTCATCATGACGGCTCTGGCCACCCTGGCTCTCGAATGTGACATCACGATCTTTCTCGTGACGCACCTTAAGAGACCGAGCGGTGACAAAGGTCACGAGCAGGGGGCCGAGGTTTCCCTCGCGCAGCTTCGCGGTTCTCATTCGATCGCCCAGCTATCCCACACCGTCATCGGCATCGAGCGCAATCAGCAGTCCGAGGAGGAGGTCACCGTTGGGGGACTTACGCTTCTGGTCAAGGAGATCACGACCCTCCGCGTCCTGAAGTGCCGATGGACTGGCGAGACCGGACTGGCCGGTTGGCTGGCCTACGATCGCAAGACAGGCAGGCTCAGCGAAATCCACTCTGATCCGTTCGCGGAGAAGGGCGAGAAGAGCAACAGAGGCGCTGTCTCCAGCTTCGAAGACGAGAGCGGGGACGTACCGTTCTGATGGCGTACCAAGCTGTGATTGCCGCCCGTAAAGCGGCTGAAGTCCACCAAGACAAAGTACGCGAAGCTGTGCGTCTAGGCCTGCAGATGAAGCGCGAGCATGAAGCGCGGATGCTTGCCAGAGCTGCCACCCAAGGCACTCACGAATGATCGACCAGCACACAAACGAAAACATTCTCTCGAGCGTCCACATCAAGCGCTCGGGGGACAGCCTCACCATCAAGTTCCGCACGGCCACGATCACCCTGACGAAGACTGGGGCAGTTGATCTGGCACACGCAATATTGGAGATCATCCCTCTTGAAACTAGCAGACAAACTGGCTGACATCATCCTCGCCGAGCAGGAGCGTTCCCGCCAACTCTACAACAAATACAAGGAGTTGGAGCGCCACTCTCACAGTCTAGCTTCGGCCCTCGAAGAGCTTCGCAAACAGCACCGCGATGTTCATGAGATGCTCGACGCCGCCAAGGCCGAGGTCGTCACGCTCGACGGGCTGCTCCACAAGCAGATGACAAACGAGCAGGCCCAGATCGAGATGGAACGTCAGGTCAAGGCGGCGTTCTCCTGATGGACGGCTTAGACTTCCAGTGGCGGATCAACGGTACACTCCTCTCCGAAATTGAGGACGTCGTATTCGACATCGAAAGCGATGGCCTGATACCAGAGATGACCGTGATCCACTCGCTGGTCATCAAGGACATGGTCAGCGGCACGGTGGTCCACTTCACCGACCACGATTATCCTGGCGCACTTCCTGTGATCGAGGGCGTCAAGCTCCTCATGCGAGCCAAGCGCATCGCCGGTCACAACATTCAAGGCTTCGACATCCCGGCTATCCAGAAGCTTTACCCTTGGTTCAAGCCAGAGGGTTTGGTTCTCGATACCGTCATCATGTCACGCACGATCTACCCAGACATGCGAGACGCCGACTTCCGGCAAGCCGAGAAATGCGAAAAGACCGGTGGCAAGTGGATACCGGGCCAGATGAACGGACGCCACAGCCTCGAAAGCTGGGGATACCGCCTCGGTCTCTGGAAGGGTGACTACGGCAAACAGAAGGAAGCCGAGGCTCGTGAGTTGGGCCTCAAGGGTTCGCTCATGACACTCCACGTCTGGGGCAAGTGGTCTGTAGAGATGCAGGACTATTGCGAGCAAGACGTTGAGGTAACCTATGCACTGTTGCAGAAGTTGCAGAAGAAGAACTTTTCCGACCAGAGCATCCAGCTAGAGCACGACGTCCAGCGGATCATCAGCAGGCAGGAAGCCCACGGTTGGGCCTTCGACGAGCAGGCAGCCTATGAGTTGTACGGCAAACTGCGCGGTGCCCAGACTGAGATCGAGGACAAGCTGGCTGGCATCTTCGCACCATGGTTCCGTTTCGACGGCGTCATGACACCGAAGGCCGACCGGACGGTCAAGCGTACCGATCTCGATGTCACCATCACCAAGCGCAGGTTCTCCGACAAGACCGGCAAGGAACTGACGCCTTACGTGGGTCCAGTGCAGGAGACGTATCACGAGGATGCGCCCTACACGAAGATCAAGATGAAGCCGTTCAACCCTTCATCTCGTCAGGACATCGCGAACCGACTGAAGACCCTCTACGGCTGGCAGCCTGCGCTGTTCACCCCCGATGGTCAGGCGAAGGTGGACGATGAAGTCCTGAGCGGCCTGAAGTATCCGGCAGCGGCTTTGCTGACCGAGTACCTCCAGATCGACAAGCTCACCGGCATGTTGTCCGAGGGCAAGGAAGCTTGGCTCAAGGCTGTCAGGGACGGACGCATCCACGGTCGCGTCAACACCATGGGCACCGTGACATCCCGCATGACGCACTCGAAGCCGAACATGGCTCAGGTTCCGTCAGGCAAGATCCGCTGGGGCCACGAATGCCGCGCTCTGTTCACCGCGAACAAGGGTCAGGTTCTCGTTGGCTGTGACGCCGATGCGCTCGAACTGCGCTGCCTCGCTGGCTACATGGCCGCGTGGGACAACGGCGCGTACATCAAGACCATCCTTGAGGGGAAGAAGGAAGACGGCACGGACATGCATACGCTGAACGCTAAGGCGCTCGGCTGTGACCGTGACACCGCGAAGACGTGGATCTACGCCATGCTCTACGGTTCCGGCGACTTGAACCTCGGGTCTGTTCTCGGTGTCCGAGGCTCCGACCAGAAGGTGGCAGGCGCTGGCCGAGCTGCTCGCGTCAAGCTGATGAAGGCCTTCCCGGCACTCAAGAAGCTGGTCGATGCATGCAAGGCCCGCGCTCTCGACGGTAAGCTCAAGGGTATCGACGGTCGCTTCGTACCTGTCCGCTCGGCTCACTCGTCACTCAACACGCTCCTGCAGTCTGCCGGTGCGATCATCATGAAGAAGGGTCTCGTCATCCTCGACGCACTCCTCCAGGCCGAAGGGTTCGTCCCCGGTCAGCACTACGAGTTCGTCGGTAACATCCATGACGAATGGCAGATCAGCACCAACCCCGACATCGCCGATCGCGTGGGCTTCTTGGCCACCGAGGCAATCCGTCTGGCTGGTGAAGCTCTGAACTTCCGCTGCCCTCTGAAGGGTAACTTCGACAAGGGCAAGAACTGGGGCGAAACCCACTAATGACGTCACTGAAGGGCGAGTATCTTTATGTACTCGTCCACCCACTCTACCCGAACATCTGCAAGATCGGAAAGACTTGTCGCCCTAAAGAGCGGCTGTCTGTCTACAACACATCTGACCCGCACCGGAGATATACGTATGCACACATCGAAGAAACATTTGATCGTCGCTTGGGTGAGCAAGCTATACATCGCCTGCTGGCTTCGTATCGCGTCGGCAAAACGGAGTGGTTCAAGCTGCACCAAGACGACGCAATACGTACCCTTCGTACCCTCCACGCCTCCACCGTTATCGAAGGCTGACGAAGCGGCGATGGAAGAAAACCTCACCAACACCTACGGCATCAGGAGCATCTACGCATGATCAAACGCATCAAAAATAAATACCTTCGCCGCGCTGTGTGGCTTGTGGTCATCGGCCCAGTCTGTGCTGGAGTAATGGTCGTGGGTGCCGCCCTCGGTGCCGCTGAGCTGACAATCGAACTCGTTCGCGTGGCCCGGACAGCTTGGTGAAACGTACACTGCTGATTGACACAGACATCCTTATCGTATCCGGCTGTGCTGCCGGTATGCGTGAAATGGAAGGCGAGGACGACGAATGGTTCTATTCGATCGACCTCAAGGAAGTGAAGAACACGCTCCTCAATACCGTTGAGCAATTCAAAAGAGAGCTGGAGGCAACCG